AGATAAAGAGATTAGAGATAAGAGTATAGAGAAAGAGATAGAAGAAGTACCAAACGGTACTTCCTGCGCGGAGCCGGTAAAAACCGACTCCACGCCGCCCGCGATTTTCATAATCACGCCCTCAGAGGCTGCACCTGCGACGCAGTGAAGAAATGGGATAGTTTCATCCAGCAGAACCCGTTCGCGTCTTCTGCGGCCTCCAGCGGCTCGTCAGAGGCATTCTTGCGGGTGACATACTTCCAGATTGGGAAGGATGCGATGGCGTGTTCACCCTTGCGGACGATGAACCCGCGCTGTTTCCAGGCGTTGAACGTGTGGATTTCTTCAGGGATTTCGAGCTTTTCGGTGCTTCCGTCCTCGTTTACCACGTCAAGGAAGCGGCCCGTGCCTTTGAGAATGCCGTCGTTCATCAGGCGGATGGATTCGTCAAGAATGATTGCTGCGTTCGTCATGGTTAAGTACCTCCGTTTGTTTTGGTCTTTCTGTCTTTTAACCTACGGGCTTTTAACGTTTGTCCCGCTTCAATCCGGAGATATTTTCTCCCTATACGCGCGCGCACGCGTGCGCGTGTGTCGCGTATGCGCGCAGGATGTCATCCAGTAAGTAATATAAAATATATTAAGACTTATTCGTAAGCTATAGTCTTCTACTATTCGTTACTTCCCAAATTAAACTTTAAGACTTATTCATAGCAGGGTACTACCATGCTATACGATACCCTTAAAAAAACTAGGGGATATAAGCGAAACAAGTACACTTTTCTTGATTGGGGGGTGTGGGGGGAAAACTTCTTTTAACCTCTTTGGTGTCCACCTGTTTGGGTGGACAAGTCCACACTGAAAACGTATAAATATACACAACAAGATGTATAAAACGGCGCAGCAGACAATTCGCACTATGCCGGGCGTGTCGAATTTTGTGATGTTCACTATCAAAATCAGGTTTTTCTGGTTTCTTTTGGGAATTATATGGTTGACCGGCTGACTCTAATTTTCTTGGTTTTTCGGCACTTAATAATTATTCTGGTTTTCTCCAACTCCGGCACTTAATAATTTTCTTGGTTTTCTGAAATTCCCTTGGTTTTCTTGGTTTTTGCGTACTTAATAATTATCTTGGTTCTGAGCACTTAATAACTATATCTAACTCGGTTAACCAATTTGGAAACAAAAGCACCCCGTCGCAGTTGACGGAGTGCTTTCCATTTTATGCGTATTGCAGACGGCCCTTTGGGACGGGGATTTCCCGCCCCAGCTCCTGCGCAGTTTCAATCCATTCCTGCGCGACGATCTGGACGTTGTGCAGCGCCTCCGGCATCGTCTTGCCGTCAGCCATGCACCCGGATAGCTCCGGAATCTCTGCGATAAAGGCGTTGTCCTCCTCGCTCCAATAAAGGATGATTTCATACTTCATTCAAAACACCCCCTAGGTTGTACTTCAAGATGATCTGCCGCACCTGCTTGCATTGGTACGGCTTGGCCTTGCTTCCGACCGGCTGAATGTTGATGATCTCGTTCACATCGTCCCGCGTGTAGATGAAATGATCGCCGCGAACCCGGCAGTCGAAGCCGAGCCGGTCAAGAATCAGCCGCAAGTCGGAAAACTGAAAGTTTCGGTCTTTCGCGCCACTCATAAGCGCAAGCAGCAGTTTTTCATACTGTCCCATCTGTTCGGCCTCCTGGATTCATTATACCAGCTTTCCCTAGAAAATACTACAGATTTTAGATTTTTTGATAGCGCAGCCATCTGACCCCAAGTTCTCCGGCGTTCCTGTTCAGGCCGTCAGTCTCCCGGAATTTTCGGGCCTGCCTGTTCAGATAGTAGGTCCCCAGAATTTCCGGGAGCCGTCTGTTCAGGTTCTGGATTTTCCACGAGCGGCTGTTCGGCGATATGCTTCTGCCGCTCTGCGTCCTCCCGGAGCCGGCGGACTCTGGCCGTGCGCTCAGCCCAATCGACCGCGCCCACGCCGGGAACCGTGCAGGACGCGCCGGGATCTCTTGCAATTTTTTTATCAGGCGGCGCGATCGACGGCGCGGAAGGCGGCGCGCTCTTGCCACCGTTGCGCGCCATCTCCAACAGATCCAGCGCCGCGCGCCGGTGCTCTTGCGCCTCGATCTCCGCCCCTGCTGCCGCCTCCAGCGCCCGCGTTACCCACGTCAGCGCGTCAGCGTCGCCTGCCATCTTGGCCGCCTGCCGGGCGAGCCGCGCCACCTTGGCCGGGAGCGTCAGCCCGTCACCGCCTGCCGCCTGCCCCGGCTGCGCCGCCTGGACGATCTCAGCCGCAGGAGCCGCGCCGCCGTCCGCGTCGCCCCGCAGGCAGTCCGCGACGTAGGACGAGAGCGCCGCGTTGACAGTCTGCCCCCGCGCAGAGCACCACGCCCGGAACGCCTCGCCCGTGGCCGTGCTTACCTTGGCCGCCAATATGATTTTGTTCGCCGCGCTCCACTTGTTTTGCGCTCTGCGCTCTGCATCGGTCTTCTTGCTGTTTGGGTTTCTGACGGACATATAATGTATAACCTCGCTTTCGCTCGCCTCTTGCCTTTTATTCTACCGGCGCGGACCGGTTTGTACCATTGGCAAAGTGTACAAAATATATGGTTTACCTTTGTGCACTTTTTTGCATTTTGTATGGTTTACCCACAAAAACAGCCAAAACCGAAGAAATCGGAACTTTTGGTAAAACTATATGGTAGACCATACTATAAAATATGGTTTACCAGAACTTTTTGCCGAATTTGACATATGGTAAACCATACGATATAATCAAGCCATCAAATGAAACAACAAACGCCCTGCAAGGGAAAGGAGAAAACAACATGAAATACACCATCGAAATTGATTCCCGCGAGCTTAAGAGCCTCTGCACCGCATGTCTCCATCTCAAGCTTGACTTTATGCGCGAAGCGAGAGACCCCGCGACGAGCGAGGAGCGCCGCGAAATCTGCAAGAAATCCGCCGAAGCGTGGGACAGCCTGCGCGTCAATCTCCATGAGCAGCGCGACGCACAAGCAGCCACGCAGGAAGCGCAGGAGCCAGCCGAGATCATGCAGCAGGCCGCACAGATCACGCTCCCGCAGCGCGTCGCCCTGTACGTGCCGAGCACCACGGACACCGACAAGCCCACCGACAACGCCGCCCAGGTCGAGCGCGTCGCCCGCCGCTTTTGCGAGATGTTCGGCGGCGCTACCGCCCAGCAGAGCACCGGCTATTGGTTGAGCGACGCCGCCGGACTGGTACGCGAGGCCGTCACCATCGTTTACGCCGCTTGCACCGCCGACCAGCTCCGCGAGCACCTGCCCGACGTGCTGACGTTGGCCCAGCAGATCAAAGCCGAAATGAAGCAAGAAGCAATCAGCGCCGAGATCAACGGCGCGCTGTACATCATCTAATCGCCAACCACCACCCCGGCGGCACACGCCGCCGGGACAACCTGAAAGGAGCCTGCACAATGAAACACGAAACTGCACCAGCCCCGGCAATCATCGCCGGACTGACGAACGAGCAGCTTCTAAAAGCGTGGGAAACAACGGAATTTCTCAGCACATCACCGGAAACCGCGATCACGCGCGGCTGGATCATGGACGAACTCGAAAAGCGAAACCCCAGCGCGTTTAACGCATGGCTGGATTCAGAAAGCCCGGAAGATTCCACCTTGCGCCGGTACTTCGCCGAGAACTGAAAGGAGAACAGCATGCAGAACCTGCCTATCAACATTAGCCCCACGGACCGCCCGCAATGGCACACGCCCGCCGAGATCCGCGCCGCAGCCGCCGAGGGACTGCGAATCGACTACAACGCCGGACGCGGGCACGTCATCCACTGCCGCAAGGCCGCGAACGTCAGCGGCTGGATCACCGCCGTGACAGAGGCCGGATCAATTATCCGCGCATGGGCCGGAGAGTTCACCGTTGCCGGGGAGGTGAGAGCATGAGCACCACCACCCAGCAGGCGTACCGCCTGCCCCTGCTGCACATTAACGCCGACGAGCGGCACGCGCTCGAAACCTATGGCGAGTGGTCCCCGGCAATGGCCCGCGCCTGCATGGAGCGCAACCGCTTGAATTTTGACCACATCGAGCGGATCAATGATCACTTTGAATCCCATAGATGGGGCAGCGATACGGACAGGAGATACCGCAAAGCCGCCGTAAACCGCGCTATAAAGGCCGTAGCGGTTAACCCTGCCGCGTACCTGGCCGACTGATACACCAGCCCCGGACACCCTGGCAGAGCTGCACCGGGCACCAAAGCGGCCCCGCCCCATACCATCAAAAACCGAAAAAGGAGATCACCACCATGAGCAAATCACAGATCATGCGGCAGGCGTGGAGCCTGTACCGTGCCACCGTCGCAGAGTTCCCCGAAACCCGCAGCCGCGCACAGTTTGCCGTATGCCTCAAAGAGGCGCACAGAGCCGCCAGAGCCGCCCAGAGCGCCCGCCGCGAGTGGGAAGCCATGGACGGCGAAGCCCAGTTTACCGCCCTGATCCGCATGGCGTGGACCGTCAAGCACCGCGGAGAGGCTACCGGCCGCGCAGCCGATACCGCGTGGATTAAATGCCCGGACGACGCCCAGACCGTCGCCGCCGAGGCATGGCCCCGCGTCGCTTCCGCCCTCACCCGCAACGAGCAGAGCGACGAGCCGCGCCCGCTCGCGCACATCCTCTTTGCTGCCTGCACGCAGGCCGTCCACACCATCGCCCGCGCCGAATACCGCCACGCGTCCAACATGGCGGATATCTATGCATTGGATATCCGGCCTGCCGACAGCAGCGAGTACACCCAAACCCCGTTCGACAGCCTGCCCAGCGTCACCGCCGCCCCCGTCAGCAGCCCCGAGGACGCAGCCATCACCCGCGCCGCCATCGAGGCCGCAGCCGCCGACAATCTCGATCGCCAAATCATGCAGGCACTCGCCGACGGGCACACCGTCCGCACCATCGCCGCCGCCATCGGCACCAGCAAAAGCGCCGTGCAAAGGCGTATTGATAAGATCCGCGCCCGCTACCTTGCGCAGGCTTAACCGCCTGCCAAGGCCTACACGCAGCCCCTAACACCGCACCACGCCCACACACCCCCAACCAGCACCCCGCCAGAGCCACCCACAGCCCCGCCACGCCGCGAACAGCACGCACAGCACCACACTATATTATATACGCGCGCGCGTGCGCCCGCGTCGCGTATGCGTGCCCGCGTGTCGTGCGTGCGCGTGTGTTTTTCGCCCAGCCGAGTATACTACAGTATACCATAGCATCATACCACCCCACGCCACCTAGCCCAACCCACGCAAAGCCTACACCATCCAACCGCATGCACGCCCAACCAGCAGCACCCAACGCCACGCATGCGATTGCATTCGCCATCAACAGCACCCCACAACAACAACGCGGGGGAAGTGTCCCCGGCTCCGCTCTGTTCAGTCAGCAAAATCAGGCATCGACAGCCCCCGCGGCCTGCCCAGCGTCTGCCATTGGCTACAGCAAGCCGTGCACACCATGCAAAAATTCGCCAAAAGTTCCGAGTTCTGCATGATTCTGCAAGAAATCATGCAAAAATATGCGCATGATGTTTCCATTATAGGCCATAATGTAAACGGGATACCGTCAGAAATGCAAGAAACGCGTCAATCCTTGCAAGGCACCCCCCATTTTACAAGTCCTGTTGCGCTCTTTTTTCCGGAAAGGCCAATAGCACTCCCCCTCGCCCACACGTTCCACAATTCGTCCCCAAATCCGTCTCTCAACTCGGTTCAAAACACCATTTGCTTATAACCATCGGAGATCTGAACCGGCCGCGGCTTTCGCAAAGTCGGTTCGTTCTCTGCTGTGTGGATTTTCATATTTGTTTTCACAACGTCGGCTCTGGCCGGCGCTTTCTTTTGGCCCGGATGCAGAGGGGGGGGAGGGGGTATTTCCAAAACTGGGGCGAAAAAATCGGAATTGGATAGAGGGAACCCCAAAAAATAAAATTTGCGCGGTTGCCTTACGGCAACATAGAAGGAACCCTTCGGGCATGGGGCGGATAGGGTGCAGATAGGAAGCAGAGCAAAGGCGGATGCGGTCCGGAATCTCCTGATTTTGGTGCGACATATTCGACTTGGAGCGTTTGGTATAGTGCAGGTAGATAAGCGAAGCGAGAGCTTACGAGATAGGGAAGGATGTGCTTTTGGGGATGAGAGTACCGTTGGGAATCAGATATAGGCTGCATAAGCTGGCGGAGACGGCGCAGGAAGCGCAGGAACTCAAGTGGGAGCTTGGGGAGTGGTTTGAAGCGCAGGGCGTGGACGTGCAGAGTGAGCTTGATACGTTGATGCTTGGCATCGACTGCACGAAGAATCTGGTAAGGCGAGTGGAAGGGAAGTGATAGAGAGTGGCGCTGACTACGTTTCAGTGTGCGTACTGTGGGAAGGTAGAAACGAAGTACCGGATGCGGAGCAAAAGCGGCCAGAACTTCTGCAGCAGGCAGTGCGCGGGGAAATGGCGAGCGGCGAACGGGATGATGCCAAAGAGGCCTGACGGGTATAAGCGGGAGCCGCCGGCGCATGACATTGTGAGTATCCGCGTGACCACCATGTTGGAAGACCTGTTTCAGGACTTCCGGCCGGTGACGGGGCGGGAGTATCGGGCGGAGAGATACAAATTGCAGGGCATCGCGAAAAAGGTTGGATATGTGATCGATGTGAATGGGCATCGCGTGAATATCCGGCAGAATGAGTGCGTTGAGGTTTGAATCAACAATAGGAGGAAAACAATTGAGAGAAATTACGTTTAGAGGCAAGTCGGTAAGCACTGGTGAGTGGGTGTACGGCTATCCGATTGGGCGCGTAGAGAATAGTGGCCGTCCGTGCCAGGGGAAATTCTTCATCGATAACGGGGAACCGTTCAACACGGCCGTGGAGGTTGAACCTACAACAGTTGGGCAGTACACGGGATACGATGACGCAGACGGGAAAGACGTGTATGAGGGAGACTTGGTTCATATCCTCGGCGAAGAAGGCGAGCATATGGTTCGGTGGGATTTCGACACCTGCGCGTTTTACGCTGGACATCGGATATTGGGCGCGTGCCTTGAAGTGACAGTTTGCGGCACGATCTACGACGCGGAGGAATCCGAATGAAACTCAGTGACAAGATTTTCGCAGCAACCTGCGTTCTTCTGGTGGTGTTACTCATAGTGTTTCTTGCGGTTTGTGTTGCACCGGCGGTTGACAGCTACAAAAGCGTTTCAGGGACGTCAGCCGTAGAATCCAATGACCATCCGCGGTTCCGACGGGTCATCAAAGACAATTATTCCACCCTTAGAGTGTACGTCGATACCGAAACAAACGTGATGTATCTGATTCTGCGCGATTACGGTGGCGTCTGCGTGATGGTCGATGCTGACGGAAAGCCGCTCCTGTTTGATGGAGGAAAGACACAGTGAAATATACCCTACTTGCGAACAAAGCCGGAATTTTTATGGAGACAGACGTTCCGGAATGTGCCGATTTGAGAAAAAGGCGCAAGCTGGCCCTGCTGTTTCAGGAACTCGTCTTTTCAAAAATTGATTGCGGTGATGAATCATATGAAGCTGTTCTGAGAGACAACGTCCCAACAGATTGGGTACATGTCTACAAAAACGAAGACGGAACAGTGCAAATTGAGATTCGGGCATATGTCTGCGCCATCCCGGAACAAATCTGCCCAGGAATAACGATCACTAGATTCCCTGTATGGAGCAAAGAACCGGTCGGAGTCCCGCTGTGGAAATGTGTCACTGCCATGCCGAGGGCTAAACAACATGGAATGCAAGAAGAATGACTGCTTTAACTGCCCGTATCCGGATTGCATCAATGATTACGTCCGCAAATATTACAAGCCGTCGAAAGAGCGGATCGCACGTCAGACCGCGAAAGCATCTGCGGTCGCGAAAAAACGGGCGGCGAAAGGCTTGTGTACGGCCTGTGGGAAACGCAAAGCACGTCCGGGATACAGAACCTGTTCGGAATGCGCCGCAAAATCGCGGTTGGCGTCGAACGAACACAAGTGGCGGAATGGCACTACCCCGAAGTCGCTTATGGACGGCGTGACCCTTTGTAAGAAGTGCGGGAAGAATCCTCCAGCCACCGGCTATGCGGTCTGCGAAAGATGCCTGTCTCTCTGCCGGGCAGCGCTGGATAAAACACCAACACACAACGGGCAAACACCGACCAACGGTTTCGCGCGGGCAATCCGTGTTGATTATCTGCTGAACAAGAAGGAGAAGAAATGAGGGTCGAATTTTATACCGAAGAAAGTGGAAAAGATCTTCAACGTGATCTGAATGCAGTGCTTGAAAACCATGATGACGAAGACATCGAAATCCAGTATCAGTATTGCGCTACATATACCGGATATAGATTGGTGGAGACCTACTCCGCAATGGTCATTTTCAAGTGACGGGGTGCATCATGAAGCAATACTGCCGCTACTGCGCAAATGCTTTTCTGCAAGATGATGACATGATTTGGTGTAAGCCAAAAGACGAAATTCGAGTTGACCGTCAGATCACGCAGCTGAGCCGCTGCCCGCACTTCGAATTTTGTTCGATAGACGTTCTCAACCCAGAACGGGAATATAAGCCGGCTACGAACCGGAGGCGGGTGCAAGAAAATGGGCTGAACATGGAGCAAACCACTATGTTTGGCGGATTGGAATGGGAGAAACGGAAATGAGTAAACCAAAATACATGAAAGGCGATTGCATTCGGTCGCTGGACGATTTGGTGCTGCAAGAAAACATCTACTGGAACGGGAGAATTTGGAATCGAAAGTGGTTCATGAACCTTCAGGTTCAAATGCTTCTGTCTCTAATCAAGCACAAGGCACTAAAGCACACTGTGAGGCGGGACGGCAGCACAACGGGAGAGTTTGTCGAGCCGGTATTGTGGCATGAAATCAAAGACCGACCCCTGACGGATGCGGAAAAAACTGAATTTTCCGAGCATGGCTATTCGGATTTTGAAATCCCAGAGTATATGTTCGACTGCCCGATGCCTAATGATGAGCAGGAGATCTTGGTCGCGACCGAGTGGGGAGTGGACAAAGACGTGTGCTGCGCCGATACCGACGATTGGGGAAACCATGCGTTTGGATTGGAGGGACGCGGCGATTGGGACGGCGTGATCGCGTGGGCGGAAATGCCGAAGTACGATTCGGGGGGAACTGAAAAATGAAGCAACAAGAGATTTTGCAGGAATTGAAAAAACACGGCGGATCACTTGCGGAAGCTGCGGCCAAAGAGATTGAGACACTTGCTGCGCAGATGCCGGAGTGGATCGATGTCAAAGAAAGCTTGCCTAAAGCAACCGACAAGTATGGATGGGTTCCTTGCATCGTAACTGTCTTGGAGTCTCGGTATCCGACATCAACATACGATGACGTAGATTCGCCATACGATCAAGAGTTTGTTTCATCTGCTCTTTTCGATGCCCATCAAAAAATATGGCACATCAGGAGAGAGGAAGCGGGAATGACCCTTAACGCGCTGATTGGAATTGAAGACGCTCCGCTCAACGGATATTGCGTTACCCACTGGATGCCGCTGCCGGGAACGCCGGAGGAAGGAGAAAAGCATGAAACGATGCACAATAAGGCTTAAAACGGGCGAAGCGAGATGTTCACAGCTGGACGGGAATGTCGTGGTTGAACGTCTCGCAGCCTACGAGGACACGGGGCTAACGCCGGAGCGCTGTGCCGAATTTGCGCAAGCAGACGCGGAAGGACGGTACATCGTAATGCGTGATGCGGAGCAGGAGGGCGTTGCCCGCCTCCGCGAGCTTGCCGAGGCCGACAAGGCCGGGCGCGTAATCGTCCTGCCGTGCAAGGTGGGGGATACGGTTTATACAAACAATCGCGTTCTCGGGACAGATAACGCTGTGCACGACGAGATTTGCACCAGAAGGATAAAGGGATATGGCGGTAACGCTCTAAATAAAGTGTGGCTTATCGCGAGCGGCGGTTACTGCGATTTCAGCATTTTCCCATCAGAGTTTGGCAAAACCGTATTTTTAACCCGAGAGGAAGCCGAGCGGGCGATGGAGGGCAGAAAAGATGAGTGAAGTCATTCGTGGTGAGCTTGATGGGCAGAAAAAATACTGCCGCATCCCGATCCGCTCAAAGCTTTACGAAACCGTGATGGAGGACGAAAACACGGAACTTTCGGCTGAATCGATACTTGCCATGCCGCACGAAAAAGCTGCTGCGGTGATTGATGCGATCGTGGAGGACTGGCTTTACTGGCTCAAAATAGCCGGAAAATTGTGGGTGCTGACGCGAAAGGAGGCCGACCATGCCTGACGAATTTATCAGCAGGACAGAGACGCTGAAAGACTTTGAATCCTGCAATGCGGAAAATCCGAACTGGACACCTCAGCGTGTGAAAACACTTCTGCTGCGCCAGCGAACCGCCGATGCAGTGCGGGTGGTGTATGGACATTGGATCATGCATAACGATGATTTTGGGTTGACCTGTGAGTGCAGCCATTGCCATATCGAAACGATGGGAGACAGTGAGTATTGCCCACATTGCGGTGCAAGGATGGACGGAGGTAGCGAATGATAGCTTGCCTCACTTAACAACATCATCAATATTATGGCCTGGTGCTGGCTGGCTGAACGATTTGGACATTGGTGGATCGCGCTTTTTGCAATATTCACGATGATCCATTACAGTCGCAGCAAGAAGACAGATGACGGAGGTGACGAAAATGCGATTGATCGACGCCGACAGGCTGATTGACATGTTATATGACAATGAGTACACCATACTTTGCCCACTGGATGAGGTGAGCGGTGTTGTTGACGTTTGCCAAACTATTGATGCTGTCCGGATTACGCGCTGCAAAGACTGCAAATACTTCGGCGTGAACAACGAAAATGACCCGTACTGCGCAAATAGGCGCGGGCTGGATGATCCAGAACCGGACGGATTCTGCAACTACGGGGAGCCAAAGGAGGAACGTGAAAATGGGCGTAACGATTAAATGCAAGAAAACCGGTCGGGGTATCGACCTCGGATACAGCGGCTTCGCGCGGCTGCGGAACAAGGTAGCCGAACTCATGGGAGAACCGTTCTACAGCCACTACATGAAGTTGGATAAAGCGCCGGTTTCTATGCGGCCAGATGAAGAAAAGAAGTTCTACACGGAATGGGATACGGATGCTATCAGGCTGATTACGGAAAATGACCTTCCTGTGAAAGTCGTGAATTTCCTGCTTGAAAGCGATTGTGATGGAAAAATCAGATACGGAGCTTGCAAGGATATCCTGAAAGTCATCGGGGACTACGATGACAACATCTGCTACGGCTATGTCGGCCGGATCGATTGCGCGATGTTCCGGGATTTCAAGGCGATCCTGCGAGACTGCGTGGACAACAAATGCGATATGGTCTGGATGTAGGAGGATGGAAAATGGATGCTGTGACGTATATCAAAGAATACAAGAGAATGTGCGAATATTTTGATTCCAAGGAGAATCTGGAAAGCGCATGCGAAGGATGCCCGTTGGAGTGGCTTCCCAACGGATGCCATATGATTGCAATTGCCGACAACGCGGAGAAGTGCGTTGCGGCTGTTGAGCAGTGGGCAAAAGAGCACCCGGCCAGAACGAGACAGAGTGAGTTCTTGAAGATGTTCCCGAATGCACCAATTGGAGAATGCGGAATCATAGATATTTGTCCAGCTGTGCTTGGAGAATGTATCGATGGAGCTGTTGGAGCCAAACTTTGCGGTCCAGTTGCTGATGGTATTTCATGTCAGGATTGCGCACGCAAATTCTGGCTGGCTGAAATCAAGGACGGCGAGACATGATGGACAAGCAGATGATTTTCAAGGAAGATGCGCTCGAAATCGTGCGCCGGACATCCGTAGACTATGCCGCTGCGTTTGCCGAGATCAGCCGACTGCCGGCAGTGGACGCAGTACAGGTTACACGCTGTAAGGACTGTGGCGGACGCCGTGTGGAAGTTTCCAGTCGTGGTATATTTGTGGACTGCGGTTTTTGCTCCGCAAGTAATTTGGTCATGCCAAACGACGGCTTCTGCTCTCTTGGGAAAGGAATAAAATAAATGGCGCTCATAAACGTTGCTCTCTACGGAGAAGGAAAAAGAAATAACCGGCTTCGGGCAGAATATATTTTCTGCGATCACACGCAGGAATGCTCCGCATACCACGAAGGGAAATGCCTGAACGTTACCATACCGTTCAACCAACGGTGTGAACTTGGCAGAGTTGAAAAAGTGGATGGCGGCACAAAGCAGAGCAGACTCTATGACAGTGTAACGAACATGGCACGGCATTCTGAAAAATATCGCCTTCTTAAATACCCATCCCATTGGTATGTAATTCGCATTGGAGATATGGCGTATCTGAATCTTCCTTACGTTGACCTCAAATTGGACGGACGCCGACTGAACGCATCAACGTCGATATTCACAAATCAACATTTACTAGTGGACAGACCAATGCTGACACCGGACAATTTGAACAACGTACTTGGATATAAACCACGCAATATGTGTGGAGAAATTATCACGGGATATGCGGATGAAATGGTTCCAAATTTCCTGCACCAATTCAAAAGACTGTTTCCAGTGGAATATGAACGCTTCGTGAAAGAGTACCCGAAGTATGCAGAGCTGTCCCCGACGTTTATCGGAAGATACGCAAAACTCGCAACGTGCAATCCAGACTGCGTGTATAAGGATTTAAGCGGGAACAAGTTCACGATGGAAGATGGGAAACGGATGGTCTGCAAAGAGTATAGATCGGGATTCCTTCCGTTTGGAGCATCCAAGGCGGAAGTCATTATCACGCTGACGGACGATATGACAGTCAAAATCACGGACAACGCACAGGTCTTGGACGATACTGTGTTTGCATAGGAGAACACATGAACAAAAGCTATTTGGAATTTCTGAAATCAAAGCAAAATGTTGCGGTCGATGCCGGATTCGAATGCACAGATCTGAATAAGCACCTGTTTCAGTACGAAGCGGACATCGTTCGGTGGGCGTTGAAAAAGGGGAAAGCCGCTCTGTTTGAAGACTGCGGTCTTGGTAAGGGGATTCAGCAGCTTTCGTGGGCGGAAAAGGTTTGTGAACACACCGGTAGAAGCGTCCTTGTGGTCGCGCCGCTGAGTGTTGCACATCAGACGGTACGCGAAGGTGAGAAGTTCGACATCAAAGCCACATACGCACCAGACATGGACGCCATTACCGATATTGGCATTTACACCACCAACTATGACCGCATCAGCAACTTCGACGCTTCTGCGTTCGCTGGCGTGGTTCTCGACGAATCCAGTATCCTGAAGGACTACACAAGTGCAACGAAGCAAGCGCTGATTGACATGTTCAAATTCACTCCGTACAAGCTCTGCTGCACGGCGACACCGTCACCGAACGACTATGTGGAGCTTGGCAACCACGCGGAGTTCCTGGGCATTATGAGCCGGACTGAGATGTTGGCAACCTATTTTGTGCATGACGGAGGCGAAACGCAGAAATGGCGGCTGAAAGGCCATGCACAGGAAGCGTTCTTCGCGTGGGTTGCGAGCTGGGCGTGCTGTATGACAAAGCCGTCAGATCTTGGGTATGAAATGGCTGGATTCGACCTCCCTGAACTTCGCCTGCATGAGATCGTCTGCCGGTCGGACACAATCGAAGCTGATGACGGTCAGATTGGATTCCTTCCGCAGGTGTCGATGTCACTGATGGAACGCCGCAGGGCCAGACGGGACAGCATGGATGTGCGCACGGAAAAAGCAGCTGAAATTGCTGCAAGCGAAGACTCCCCATGCATCCTGTGGTGTGACCTGAACGCGGAGCAGGATGAATTGGAACGGCTGCTTGGAGATAAGGCGTTCTCTATCCGTGGATCGACACCTGATGATATGAAAATCGAATTGGAACGCCGATGGCGAGAAGGAGAACGCAAAATCCTTATCACGAAGCCAGCCTGTTACGGATACGGGATGAACTGGCAGCATTGCTGCCGGGAGGTATTCGTCGGACTTTCGGACTCGTTCGAAGCCTACTATCAGGCTGTACGCCGGTGCTGGCGATACGGGCAGACGAACCCTGTCGACGTGTACATCGTAATCTCCGACGCAGAAGGCGCTGTCAAGGCAAACATCGAGCGAAAGCAGACCGACGCAATCCGGCTGACGCAGGAGCTTGTGAAGTACACAAAGGATATCCTCAGTGCCGAAGTGCGGCACACCACAAGAATCACAGAAAACTATTTTGCAAATGAAAGGATGAATGTACCAGCATGGCTGAAAGTTTCGTAAAGAAAGAAGTCATCACCGATCGCTACGCCATCTATAACGGCGATAGCTGTGAGATCCTGCCCGGTATCCCGGACAACAGTATCCACTTTGAGATTTATTCGCCGCCGTTTGCATCGCTCTACACATACTCGAACAGCGAAAGAGACCTCGGCAACTGCAAATCTGACGCTGAGTTCTTCGAACACTTCAGCTTCATCATCAAAGAACTGTACCGCGTCCTGATGCCGGGGCGGATCATGGCTGTCCACTGTATGAATCTTCCTACATCCAAGGAACGCGACGGGTATATCGGAATCAAGGACTTCCGCGGCGATTTGATTCGTGCGTTCCAAAAAGCAGGTTTTATCTACCACTCCGAGGTATGCATTTGGAAAGACCCGGTGATCGCCATGCAGCGCACAAAGGCGCTGGGGCTTCTGCACAAACAGCTCAAAAAAGATTCCTGCATGTCACGGCAGGGCATTCCTGACTATGTTGTCGCTATGCGGAAGCCGGGGGAGAATCCGGAGCGTGTCGAGCACACGAATGAATCATTCCCAGTCTCCATCTGGCAGCGGTATGCTTCGCCGATCTGGACAGACATCAATCCGTCCGATACCTTGCAGGCAACGTCCTGCCGGGATGAGAAGGATGAGAAGCATGTTGCGCCGCTTCAGCTCACAGTCATCCGCCGTGCGCTGAATCTCTGGTCAAATCCGGGCGATACGGTTCTCAGCCCGTTCATGGGTATCGGCTCTGAGGGCGTTGTGGCCTTGCAGAACGGGCGCAGATTTGTGGGTGTGGAACTCAAACCGAGCTATTACGAACAGAGCGTGAAGAACTGCGCAGCGGTCACAGAAACGACGCAGACGAGCTTGTGGTGAGGAGATCCTGACTCAAGGAAAGCCCTCACACGCAGACACGTGTGGGGCTTTTGGGGCGCGACATATTCGACTTGGGGCGTTTGGTATAGTGTCAATAGGGAGGTGTTTTCGGTGGTTGCAAAGGACAGCAAAATCAGGATGCGGTATATCGGGAAAACAGGCTACCATGGCCTGAAACACAGAAAAGTCTATGAAATCAGCGTAGTTAGCATGTATGGGAAGTTCTGGGTAGAGGTTGAGAACGAAGCAATCGCATACGTTTCGCTCGCGATGCTCTGCCGGAACTGGGTGGACGTTTAGAAAGGAGAATGGGATGAACGACTGCGAAAGAATCGTTGCCTACTGCAAGCAGCACGGCTCCATCACCCAGATGGAAGCAACCATAGAGATTGGCACGACGCGTCTTGGAGCTAGAATCTGGGACTTGAAGCACCGGCATGGATACGAAGTCGAAGATATCTGGGAGACGGCCACAGACCGCTTCGGTGACGCCACGCGGTACAAGAGATATTTTATCAGGGGGAAAGCTCAGTGAGATGGAAGTGTGAAGGATGCAGATGGTGGGAACCGTTCGCGTGGGTTTGCTTCAACGGAGACAGTCCACACCGTGCGGATTTCGTCAACTGCGGATGCAAATTCTTTGAACGGAAGGATGATGAGAAATGTCAGAACGAAAAGGAACAACGGCAATGACTGCACGTGAGGAACCTGTCACTGAACAGAGAACGTGCATGGGCTGCAACGCTTGGGACAAATATACCTGCTGCAACGCGTCGAGCCAGTTCTTCGGTGGCGCAGTCGACTGCGGATGCAGGTATTACAAAACGGAGGTTGTGAAGAAATGACGCAGGCAGGAAAACCGATGGTGCAGGTCAACGCATTCATGAATCAGGACGTTGATGAAAAGCCGACCGAAAATGCCGTTGAACATCCGACTCATTATTGCCAAGGCTCGATTGAGTGCATCGATGCGCTGAATGCGATGGTTGAAGGGTGGGATGACCCGTTGGCTGCAGTTTTGGCATGGCAGACCGTCAAATACATCTGGCGGCATCCGTTCAAGGGGAAACCGGTGGAAGACCTCAAGAAAGCACAGTTCTACTTGGAACGGCTGGTAAAACAGTATGAGTGTAAGACGGAAAACTGACCGACGGCTGACGCTGATCCGTCCGTGTGGGACTTGCGGACAGTCGGTCATTACAAGCGCCGCATCACCGTTCATGCGTCAGGTTCCTAGAGACGGGAAACGGCAGGCTATCACGTATTACTGCTGCCACAGCTGCTACGTGGCGAGCTTCAAACATCTGGGTTTTTATGACCCGGAGCCGGCAGCGAAAAGACGAGCGGAACGCGAGAAAAATCGAGACAGACGTGAGTACAACCGCCGTTACTACGAAGAGCATGCAGAAGAAATCAAAGCCAAGAAACGAGCATACTACGCAGCAAATCCGGGGCTGTGCGCCCAAAATAGCCGATATTACAGAGAGAAGCAGAAGCTGCTCGCCGCCGAATCAGCAAACGGAGGACAGGCGTCATGAGAAAGTTTCTCTTCTGCGCCTGTATCATCTTGACGCTCTTGTCGGTGACGCTGCTGATCTTCCAAGATGATATCGAAACGGCGATATCCAACATTCAAGCGGAACCTGACGCACGGCAGGAGACCGCTGAAGAGTCGATGGAAGATCAAGAGATGCAGGAACGTCAAGAGATATCAGAGCCAGCAGCACCTGCGGACGATGAAGAACCTGAATCGGATACATACCAGTTCTGCCATCCGCCGCACACCAAGGACGGTATCGGCGGGGCTGGCGGCTTCATCACCGATGACCCGTATGACCTTGAACTTCTGGCACGCGCAATCTACGCAGAAGCCGGTGGGGACGAGTGCAGCGATGAAACGCGGATTATGGTCGGGAATGTGATCTTGAACCGCATGAAGGACCCAAGATACCCAGACACCATGGAAGAGGTTCTGACCCAGCCGCTGCAATACAACACTTTCGACAAGACAGGCGTCGTTTGGAAGGATCGAGCATCAGAACCGGATGAGAAGGATGCTGTAGAACGCGCCTACCGCTGCGCTGAACGTGTCCTCCTTGGAGAAAAGCTGCTCCCAGATGACGTGATATTCCAATCGGAATATATTCAGGGGACTGAAATCGTGGCACATCAGGACGGAATGTACTTCTGCCGATGATGGAGGTGGAATAATGGCTGCAATTATCAATGCTCCGTGCAAAGGCTGTGAACGCAGACAGATCGGCTGCCACAGCCAATGCCCGGACTACATCGAGTTTCAAAGGGAAAACAATTCACGGAAAGCGAAAGCCGCAAAAGAGAGCATGCGGTTCACGCCCACGGCAGGCTTCACAAAGCGCCGCGGCGAACTCATAAAGGAAGGGAGAAAATGCGTCAGATGAACCTGCTGCCAAGAGTTTTAGCCCTGATAGCAGATGCGATCTGCCTTATCTGCGGATGCATATTTTGCATCATAGCAAAAAGTGAAAGCACGTCAATAGAACGCCTACGATATATCAGTCTCGGCGCATGCACGATCTTGCTCGGCATCATCCTCTTAGTCCTAATACTCGCTTAATGACATGAGGGGCGGCTGAAGGACGTATGAGCGGGGAAAGAATGTAGACGTGAAATTAGGCGAGAGAGCAACAAACGACGGATAGAGCGCCACCAGCGGCGCGACGGGGATGCAAATGAGTTAAGGAGATAGACGAATGCTAAACAGAATCACCATTCAGGGACGAATTGTAAAGAAGCCGGAAATGCGAGTGACGCAGAGTGGCAAGTCCGTGGCGAGCTTCACGCTCGCCGTCGAACGCGACTATGCCGCGCAAGGGCAAGAGCGTGAGACAGACTTCCTCGACGTGAACGCATGGAATCAGACGGCTGAATTTGTCGGGAAATACTTCGACAAGGGCAGCATGGCTATCGTCGATGGCAAGCTCAAGATCCGCAACTGGACAGACAAAGAGGGGAATAAGCGCCGTAACGCTGAAATCGAGGCAGACCGAGTCTACTTCTGCGGCGGCAAGCAGACAGACGGTGCGGTAAAACCCGGTGGAGCTACGCCTGCACCGGCATCTGATGTTCCAGAAGGGTTCACGATGCTGGATGAAAATGCGGATGATCTGCCGTTTTGATGGGAGGTGAGAACATGGAATTGAAATTTGAAACATGGCTTTATGATTGCGATTGCGTGGCAGATTTTGAACATCCGGACACACAAGCGATTTGTCTTGGGGTATTAACAGAGGAAGACCTTGGGTGCATCATGGACATTGCAGCCAAGCAAAAACTCTGGGTTGTAGCCAGACCTGCCATGGCAGAAACGGAGGAATCTTGATTGTCTACAGGCAAACGATTCTACTGGATGAAGCTCAAAGAGAATTTTATGACCTCCGACACCATCGACTATTTCATGTCACAGCCAGATGGCGCAAACTGCGTTGTCCTTTATCAGATGCTCTGCCTCAAGACCATCAATACCGATGGCCGCTTATCTCGACAGATCGGCGAGGTCGTTATCAAATACGACATTCCGAAAATCCAGCGTGACCTAAAGTGGTTTTCTGCAGATACAATCCGAGTAGCACTCAACCTATACAAGGCGTTTGGGCTTGTTTATGAGGATATTGACGGAACACTTGTCCTGACAGATCACAGAAATCTTGTCGGGAGCGAAACGGATGCAGCTTCCCGCATGAGAAACGTCCGTTCTCGCAGGATTGATGTTTCCCATAAAAATGTAACACAAGGCGAACAGACCGCGAACATTGTTACACCAGAGATAGAGAATAGAGATAGAGATAAAGAGATT